TTAGATCGTAACATTGTCGAGGGGGCATCATTAGGATAAAATACAAAAACCAAATTTTAAACGATATATAGTTATGCGAATCGTAGAACTTATTTTAGGCGATGAGGAAATCACAGGGATTGAAGCGATATCTGTTGTTGAGAACCCTGCAATCGAAGAGGATTTTATTGCACTAAAAAACGAGGAGATAAAACTTGCTGAGGTATCAACTGAGAAGCGTATCCTACTCGGTGCATTGCTTATTCCAAACAAACCTATATACAGACGTAAGGGCGATGATGAGTATTATATATACTTCTCAAAAGATACTGTCTTAAAAGCATCGCAATTATACTTACAAAATGGCAATCAAAACAAAGCCACATTAGAACATCAACATAGCATTAACGGATTAACACTTGTAGAAAGTTGGATAGTAGAGGACGAAACACACGACAAATCAAGAAAGTACGGACTAAATGTACCTGTAGGAACTTGGATGGGGGCTGTAAAAGTCAACAACGAAGAGATATGGGAATCGTATGTCCGCACAAAAAAAATTAAAGGATTCAGTATTGAGGGGTACTTCGCTGACAAGATGGAACGCCCCAAAGAGCCTATTAATGACTTTGATGAGGACTTAGCTCAGGATATGCTTAAAGAGATATTAAGTATTGTTAAAGAAGAGGAACTTGAGTCTTACTCTGATTATCCAAGTGCTGTAAAGAATAACGCAAAGCGTGGTATCGAACTTAACGAGAAAGTAAACAATAAGTGCGCAACCTCTATTGGAAAAATAAGATCAAAGCAAATCAGCAAAGGCGAAAAGTTGAGTGTGTCTGTTATAAAGCGAATGTACTCATACCTAAGCAGAGCTGAGGAGTACTACGATGAAAGCGACACTAAAGCTTGTGGTACTATCTCATATCTTTTATGGGGTGGTAAAGCAGGTAAACGATGGGCTGAAAGCAAGTTAAAAGAATTAGGAGAAATAGAATTAGAATCTATGGTAGTCAATGAAAACATAGCTATTATAGATGATCGTGTAGCTTTTAACACAAAAGAAAAGGCATTAGAGATAGCTAAGGACTTAGGTTGTGAAGGTTATCACGAACACGAGTTTGAGGGGCAAACATGGTATATGCCTTGTGAGTTTCACAAAAAAGAAGATATGGCTTACCACAAATGCCCAAAGGGGTATAAGAAAAAAGATGGTAAGTGTGTAAAGATGGCAGAGGTTGGCGAACGTGGCGGTATAAGACGTTCAAAGAAAGCCCCTAAGTCAGACACTCCAAACCCAAGCCCAAAAGGTAAAGGTACAGCTAAAGGCGATGCATCTACAACAAGAGGTGCTAAAGTATCAAAACAAGACGAAGCTACCCTAAAACAAAAGTCAGACGATTTCAATAAAAGATACAAAGACAAGTTAGGTTATGGCGTTAACGTAGGTATGCTCAAAGCTGTGTTTCAGCGTGGCTTAGGTGCATTTAACGTATCGCATAGCCCAAGAGTTAAAAGTGCTTCTCAATGGTCTTTTGCTCGTGTTAATGCGTTTTTATATTTAGTAAAAAATGGTAGACCTCAGAATCCTAAATATACAGGGGATTTTGATTTGCTACCTAAAGGACATCCAAAAAAAAATAAATAATTATGAGCGAAAAGAATGTAAGTAAGATGCTGTTTAGCAATCAAGAGCCACAAAAAATTGAATTAGCTTTAGATGGTCAGTTAAAGGATATAGAGCAAAAAGCACAATCTATTTTTAACGATGGTCGTAGAGATGCTTTACAAGAGGTGTTAAATGCATCAGGTAAAATGGAAGCTACATCAAAGCGATTACAAAAACTACAAAACGAAATAGATAAAGCCTATACTGATGGTAAAAGATTAGCTAAAGAGATAGGTGTTGATTTAGAAAGTACGACAGTAGGTAAAAACTTTAAAAAGGCTTTTCAAGATGTAGAGGACTATATAATATCTGTTGATTCTTTTATATCTAAATTAAGAAAGTTTAAGTTGTAATGGCTAAACGAATAGACTATATAAAAGTATTAAAGCCAAAGGTACGCAGAAAAGGTGTACACGCTAAAACCAAAATGAGCAGTATCAAAGGTTCAAAGCTATACAAGAAAAAATACAGAGGTCAAGGATGAGAAGGCGAAGGATTAATAAATCATTTAAGACACCATCAAAAACAAGCCCTAAAGGATCAAGACGAGGATGTTTGTGTGAGGATAACACATACTCCATAAGCTGTTGTGATGGCAGCCACAGGGCGCAAGGGATAGGAAAGGTTTAATAAAAATTTAAATATAAAAACAATGAGTAAAAAAATAATGAAAAAAATCGTTTCTATTGAGAAACAAGAGCTATCTGTTGAAAAGGTAGAACTTGCTATTGCTGATGATATACAGCGTGTAACAAATGCTTTAAATTCTCAAATATCTATTGATGAAAGAGTTTTAAAAAAAAGCGTTAAATATTATAGTGATTTAGTAAACAACATACCTAATGCAAAACAGCAAATTAAAACAAACAGGAATGTTGTTAAAGCAACTGATAGCAAAATTAATATCGCTGAAAATACATTAAAAGAAGCTAAAAGAGCTGCTGACGACTTAGGTGTCAATCCGAAAAGTATTGACGGATACAATGAATTAGAGCAGTTGATTGATAGGGTGCAAAAAAGTCAAAAAAATGTAGATGAGATTAGCGACAGACTACAAAGATTATTTTAGAAAATGCAAAATAAATTTTAAATACTATATATAATTATGAAAGCGACAGAAATCTTAAACAAAATCAAAACCTATCTTGGGGAAGATACTGCTGATATCGTAGAAAATATCGAGCAATCCCAAGTAGTAGAGTTAGCACAAGCGAAACTCGAAAACGGAACTGTCCTTGAAGCGGAAGCGTTTGAAGCAGGTAAGGAAATCTTTATACTTACGGATGACGAGAAAGTAGCTGTCCCTGTTGGCGAATACCAAATGGAAGATGGTCAAATCCTTGTTGTTTCTGAGGAAGGTCTTATTGGCGAAATCAAAAAACAAGAAGCTAAAGAGGAAGAGGAAGTAGAAGCATCTGAGGAAGTTGAAGAGCAACTTGAAGAGGAAGAGGTCGAAGCTAAGTACGCAACTAAAGAAGAGTTAGCGGAAGTTAAGTCATTGGTTGAGGAGATCAAAACAATGATTGAGAAAAAAGAGGAGATGAGCGAAGTAGAAGAGCAAGTGAAAGAGGAGCTATCTGAAACACCTGCTACCGAAGCAATTACTCATAACCCTGAACCTAAAAAACAAGTCAATCTAAAATTTGCACAAAACAGAAAGCAAGGAACGATTGATCGAGTAATGCAAAAATTAATCAACAACTAAATATTTAGAAAATGCCAAATCCAACTATTACAGGAAGTAGCTATGCAGGGGAATTTGCAGGAAAATACCTCGGAGCTGCTTTATTAAGTGCTGATACACTTGACAAAGGTGCTATCACAATTTTACCAAATGTAAAGTACAAAGCTGCTATGAAAGTAGGTGCTATGGCGAACCTTGTGCGTTCTGCTGATTGCGACTTTGACTCTACTACATCAACACTAACTCTAACTGAGAAAGTGCTTACACCAACTGAATTGCAAGTAAACTTACAACTATGTAAGAAAGAATTGCACTCTGATTGGGAAGCTGCTCAAATGGGATTCTCTGCTTTTGATGAGTTACCGCCATTATTCTCTGACTACGTTATCGGTCGTGTAGCTGCTGAGGTTGCTGCTGCAACTGAAACTTCTATTTGGAGTGGTAGTGCAGGAGAAGGTAACTTTGATGGGTTTTCAACTCTATTGGGTGCAGACTCAGACGTAGTTGACGTAACAGCAGGTACAGTTACATCTACAAACGTAATTACAGAACTTGGAAAAATCGTTGATGCGATTCCTTCTGCTGTTTACGGAAAAGATGACCTTACTATCTATGTTTCTTCTAACATCGCTCGTGCTTACATCAGATCGCTCGGAGGATTTGTTGCTACTATCGGTGCAGCAGGTACTGACAACAAAGGAACTCAATGGTACGGTGGTGGAGAACTATCTTTTGATGGGATCAACATCTTTGTAGCTAAAGGTCTTGCTGATAACACAGCAGTAGCTGCTCAGAAGTCTAACCTATTCTTTGGAACAGGATTGCTTGATGACAGAAACGAAGTTAAAGTAATTGACATGGCTGACCTTGATGGTTCACAAAATGTTCGCGTTATTATGAGATATACCGCAGGCGTGCAAACGGGGGTCGGATCGGACATCGTTTTGTATAGCTAATTAACTGATAATCAATAACTTAAAAGGGGTGGGTAAGCCGAGTGCCTACCTACCCTTTTTTTTAAAAACAAATTAATATGGCTTGTGCAGTATCAAACGGAAGAGCGTTACCATGTAAGAGTGGTGTAGGTGGGCTGAAAAACATTTACTTCGCACCTTACACAACTACCACAGCAGCATTGACTGACAGTAGTGGTACAATCACTTTAGATGATAGCGTATCTTTCTACAAATATGAAATCAAGGGCAACTCGTCACTCGAAACCCAAATAAATTCGAGCAGAGAGAACGGAACGACGTTCTATGAGTCAACCCTTAATGTTACATTTACGTTTTTAGATGTAGCTACTCAAGAGCAGATTAAGCTCTTAGCACATGGTCGCCCCCAAATCGTTGTCGAAGATTATAATGGCAATGGCTTTTTAGTAGGGAAAGATCATGGAAGCGAAGTTACAGGTGGTACAGTTGTTACAGGTGCAGCTATGGGAGATTTAAGTGGATTTACGCTTACTCTTACAGCTCAAGAAACAGCCCCACCATTCTTTGTAGCATCATTACCAACTGATGATTCATCATCGCCAATTAACCCAACTCCATAAATTTTTTGTATATTAGCAAAGAGTTTTTTCATTAAGTTTGGTTTAGTTATAGATAGGGGGTGTAAAAGCCCCCTTTTTTATATACAAAATTCAGAAACTTTACGATATATAGGTATGATACACCTTACTACATCAACCGATGCTCAAATAATCAAGGTTATACCACGAAACTATGCTACAAATGTAAGCATGATACTTCGTGATGATTCTACAAATGCAGAGGTTACATATAGCGTAAGTACAACAACCGATAAAAACTATTTAGTGTTAAGTCAAGCACTTGCTTTAACTGAGGGTAGGTTTTATGATTTAACAATCAAAGAGGGTTCAAGTGTTATATTTAAGGATAAAGTATTTTGCACAGATCAGACTATTGACCAAGATACGAACAATTATTACTCAGTAAACGATGGGGAGTACACAAGCGATACAACTCACGATAACGATTACATCATATTATGAAAAACGATTTAAGGATAGTTAATTTAAGCACCTACACAAGCCCTACTGTAAAAGAAGTACGCAATCAGGAGTTTGTATCGTATGGCGATGATAATAACTACTTTCAGTATCTTATAGACAGATATAATGGAAGCCCTACTAACAATGCTTGTATTACTGCTATAAGCGAGATGATATACGGAAAAGGTTTAGATGCTACTGATAGCAACAGAAAACCTGACCAATACGCTCAGATGGTAGCTTTATTTAACGATGATTGTGTTCGTAAAGTAGCATACGATTTAAAATTAATGGGTCAATGTGCTTTGCAAGTAATTTACTCTAAGAATAGGAGTAAGATTGTAAATCTTGAACATATGCCTGTTGAAACATTACGAGCCGAAAAGTGCAATGACAAAGGCGAAATAGAAGCGTACTTTTATCACTATGATTGGTCTAAGTACAAAAAAAGCGATGAACTTAAACGCATCCCTGCTTTTGGAACTTCTAAAGAGGGCTTAGAGATAATGTATATAAAGCCATATAAGGCAGGGTTTAAATATTATAGTCCACCCTCGAATCAGGGAGGATTACAGTATAGTGAACTTGAGGAGGAGATTAGCAATTATCACATAAATAACATAATGAATGGGTTAGCACCATCAATGCTTATCAACTTTAACAACGGAACGCCTGACCCTGAGCAAAGAGAATTAATCGAAAGACGTATCTATGAGAAGTTTAGTGGGTCAAGCAACGCAGGTAAGTTTATCTTAGCTTTTAACGATAATGCTGAAACTGCTGCTGATATACAACCTATACAACTTTCTGATGCGCATAATCAATATCAATTTCTAAGCGATGAGAGCGCTCGTAAGATACTTGTTTCACACAGGGTAGTATCGCCTATGCTTTTAGGAATTAAAGACAATACAGGGCTTGGAAACAATGCAGACGAGCTTAAAACAGCTACCTTGCTTATGGATAATACAGTTATACGTCCATTTCAGCGTTTGCTTATTGAAAATTTTGAGCAAATCCTTGCGTATAATGGTATCTCACTTAATCTATACTTTAAGACCTTACAACCCTTAGAGTTTACAGACCTTGATAATGTAGAGGACTCTGAAACACGAGAAGAGGAAACAGGTGTAAAGATGAGCAAAGAGGATTTGACTGATGAGGAGTTTGACATTATCCTTGACGAGCTAAGGGGCGAAACAATATCAAACCGATGGGAAGCAGTAGATGTAAGAGAACACAGCGATGATAACGAAAGCATAGAAGAGTGGGCTACTAAAAACATCGAGTCTAAGGAAGAGCAATTAGAAAAGAAATCAATAGACTCTAAAAAAAGTGGGTTTAGCTACTTAGATAAATCCCTATATAAAGTAAGATACCGATATTCTGAAAAGTACAGCTCAGGCAAATCAAGACAATTTTGTCGTATTATGATGAGCAGAAGTAACAGAGGTGTTGTGTATCGTGTAGAGGATATTGACAAAGCAAGTAACGCAGGTGTAAATAAGTCTTTTGGACATAAAGGTAAAGCATATGATTTGTTTAGATTTAAAGGTGGGGTAAACTGTGGGCATAGATGGGAAGAGGTCTTATACAGACTAAAATCTAAGACTATGAAAAAAGTAATTCAAAACTACGATGAAGTAGATAAGATACCTAAGTCTTATGCACCGACACCGAGAGGATATAAGGATGCAGAGAAAGCACCAAAGGATATGCCAAATAACGGACACCACCCAAATTATAAAGGATAATGGCAACAGCACTATTTATATCAAGAACGGACTTAGTTAAGAACAGCATTATAGATGGTAATGTAGATACTGACAAGTTTATACAGTTTATCAAGATCGCACAGGAGATTGAGGTGCAGAACTATTTAGGTACAGACCTATACAATAAGATTAGTGCAGATATTATCGCAGGTACGCTAACAGGTAATTATCTTAACCTTGTTAATGATTACGTTCAACCCATGCTTATATGGTGGGCGCAGGTTAATTACATTCCTTACGCTGCTTATCAAATAAAGAATGGTGGGGTATTTAAACATACATCTGAAAACGCTGAAAGTGCAAGTAGATCAGAGGTTGACTACTTAGTACAGAAAGCAAGAAACACAGCAGAGTATTACACTCGTAGGTTTATTGAATATATGAACTTTAATAGTAATTTATTCCCTGAGTACAATAGCAACTCTGACTCTGATGTATATCCTGATAATGATTCATTGTTTAACGGATGGGTGCTTTGAGATACAAAATAAAAGATAAGAACATAATAAAATTAAAAAAGTTTCTAAATGCCAAACGAAATATATCACAGAAGCGATTGGGGAGAAAGTAAAGCAGAGGACTTTGGCGATGTGTACTATGATCACGCAGCGACAAATAAGCTATACAACCACTCTGACTATTACGAGAACTCAGATGGCACAGATGCGACCTTAAAAGACTTAAACAATAAATCAAGTATAGTCTTAACACCTACTGCATATTCAGATGGTAGCTTAAATACTGTCATACCACCTTACGCACCGAGTGAGGAAGCCGACTTTAACTTTAGTAGAGGTTCAAGTGCTACAAGAGTAAACGAGCAAGGGCTTGTACAGGACGTACAGATATTAAGTGGAGAGCTTGTACAAAACGGAAACTTTGATACTGATAGTGATTGGACTAAAGGTACAGGTTGGACTATAAGTGGTGGTAAAGCAATAGCGACTAATGCCACAGGTATTTTAAGTCAAAGTTACAGTGGTTTAGACTCAAATAAAGTTTACAAAGTAGTTTATACTGTATCTAATTATACGCAAGGAAATGTTAAATTTCAATTTACGAATGGCACTAATGTAACAGGTCAGAAAGCTGAAGCAAATGGTACTTACACTGAATTTCTTACACCTTCAGCAACTAATAATTCTTTTAGGCTAAAAGCCTTTAGTAATTTTTCAGGCTCAATAGATAACGTATCTATTATAGAAATAACAGACGATACCGACTTACCAAGAATAGATTTTACAGATGGTACGGGAAGTTTATTATTAGAGCCACAGTCAACAAACCTAATAACTTACTCTAATGGTTTTGATGACTCGTCTTGGGGTAAAACAAATGTTACTGTAACAGAAAATTCAGAAACATCCCCCGATGGTACTAATAATGCTTGGTTACTTCAAGTAACATCTGACAATGACCGTCATTATTTAAGAGTAGGTGGTTCAACAACTTCGACAGTTAGCATATCAATTTTTGCTAAAAAAGGCACTACTGATTATGCTTACTTTTTTTGTGGCGGTACAACTAACATACAAGCTATATTTGATTTATCTGATGGCTCTGTAACAGACTCAGGTGCGATAGGAAGTGGCTCAAGTTTTACATCTGCATCTTCTGTAAGTTTAGGGAATGGTTGGTATAGATTGCAAATATCAGGCACTTTCTCAAGTCCACCTGATAATCGAATAGGTATATTACCATATTATCAATCTACTTTTAATGGAACTCCTGCTACATCTTGGCAAGGGAATGGAGAAAATATATACATTTACGGAGCTATGGAAGAAAATAATTCTTATATCACAAGTTACATACCCACCACATCTTCAACAGTAACTCGCTCTGCTGACGTAGCAAACAATAGTGGAAATGCTGACTTGTTTAATGATAGTGAGGGTGTGCTATATGCAGAGATTGCTGCTTTAGCAAACGATGGTACTTTTAGAAGTATATCTATAAGTAGTGATGCAGGATACAACAACTCAATAATGATAAGGTATATAAGTACATCTAATCAAGTTAATGTAATAACAAGAATTGGTAGTGCGATAAACAATACATCGGTTACTGTAAACAATATAACTGAATTTAATAAAATTGCTTTTAAATATAAGTCAGAGGATTGTGTTTTATTTATTAATGGTGTACAAGTAGCAACTTCTGCAGGAGCTTTTAATTCATCAGGTATAAATAATTTATCCTTTGACAGAGGTGGTGGTGGAGCACGATTCTACGGAAAAACTAAATGCGTAGCAGTATTTAAAGAAGCACTTACAGATGCTGAATTACAAGAATTAACAAGTTAGTATGTTAGATAAAGCAAGTTTAGCGTTGATACCATCGGGAACTAAAGCAAGTAAATTGTATTCGGTTTTACCTGCAAATGGCAATGGCGATTTTACGCACACAAGAGGATCAACAGCTACACGAGTAAACAAAGATGGACTCATAGAAAGCGTTGCTACAAACGTACCTCGTTTAGATTATCCTTTAGTTGATGGCGTAGTACAGAGTTGTCCTGTTTTACTTTTAGAGCCGAGTAGAACGAATTTATCAGAATACTCAGAATCTTTTAATAATTGGGGGTCAGGTGGTTCTTATGTTACTGCAAATCAAGCAATATCGCCTGACGGTAGTCTTACTGCTGATAAACTTACAAAATCAGGTAGCTTTGTTCAGATAAGCGAAGCAGCAACGATTTCAAGTGGTGTAAATTATGTGTTTAGTGTTTTTGTTAAAGCAGATACAGGTACACATATTACACTAAGACAAGCAAGTGGTTCAAATGACGTTAGAAGATTTTTTAATTTATCAGACGAAACAAGTGGTGCAAGTGGTGGAAATCAAACAGGTTTTGTTAGTGAAAAAATAGAACAATTCTCAAATAATTGGTTTAGAGTGTCAACTGTATGTACGTCAAACGGAACAAGTTTAGCGATTAACATTTACGCAGGTAAGGCAGGAAATACAACTTTTGACGGAAACATATTTTTATGGGGAGCACAAGTTGAAGAGGGAGATTTTGAAACCTCGTACACACCAAATTTATCAACAGGAAGTACAACACGCTTAATTGATGACATTGATTTAACCCTTCCTGATGTAGATTCTTTTAATTCATCAAGTGGGTTTTCAGTTATTGCAAAATTTGATATAAGTGAAGCAGGTTCAGGTACATCTGCACCATTTATACTGTTTAATGATGATACGAGTAGCACTTATATAGGTTTTGGTACTACTTCTACCAATTTTAGATGTAGATTAAATTTAAGCGGCTCTGCATATCTTAATACACAATCTAACGCACCAAGAACACAAAAAAATAGCTTGTTTGTTTCGTGCGATTCAAGCGGTTGGTCGCAAGGTGCAAATGGCTCAACAAACCATACAGGCAGTAATGATGCATCAGTATTTGATAAAATGGCTTCAATTACTTTTATAACAGACGAATCAAGAGGAATTGTAAAAATAAGCGAATTACTTGTGTACAATACACGACTAACAAATACAGAATTACAAACACTAACAAGTTAATTATGAAATATATATTTAAAAAATATGAATTTGACAGTCAAAGTCAAGCTGAAACAAGGATAGACGCTTTGCCTTCAGTAACCGATGAGGATGGGAACGAAAGCCCATCACACACTCATACAGTTGTAAAGCTCGGTTATTTATGGACTACCGAACCTACTTACAATGATGAAGGCGAAGTAGAAACAGAAGGAGTAGCATCTGATATGTACTCGGTTGACGTATTATGGAAAGCAAGTGAGATTACAGAAGTTAACGAAGATGGAGTAGGTACTGTAAGCTATCCTTACGGATGGTCAAGCAAGGAGATATCTGTCGAAGGAAACGGAGTACACACATTTGCAGGATGGACGTTTAACAGTTAATCTTTAAAACATGGCTGATCTTAACCCTAATTCAAAATTTCAACTAACAATCAAAGAACTCATAGCTTTAGGGTTTGGTATCGCTTCCCTTTTAGGCGTGTTTTTTACACTTAAATCTGACATTGCTATTGCGATGCAAATGCCAAAGCCGATTATAACAGAGCAAGAGTTTCAATATAAGGACGAGTTAGTTCGTAAAACTATAATGCTCACTCAGCAAGATGTTGATGGTATTAAGGTTGATGTGCAAGAAATTAAAGAATCTTTAGATAAGATAGAAGATAGATTGTATGAATCTCGTTAAATACATATTTGTTTTAGCTTCTGCGCTTGTCTATTCTCAACACGAAAACGGAATAAGCATTGTACAGGCATCTGCTGAATTTACAAAGGAAGCTAACCTAAACATCAATAAACTTGACGATACAAGTACATACAATTACGACCTAAGCAAACACTCTAATTTTTTTAAAGATCACGACATAGTTTACCTGCCTACTATTATATTGTTTGAAAATGGCGAAGAGATAAAAAGGTGGGAAGCGGATATAACGCTAAAACTAAAATGTAAGTTAGAGGACTTACAAAAAGAAATAAACAAACTAATAGAAGCTAAATTTTAATGAGATACTTAATACTTTTACTATGGTGCTTTGTAGCACAGGGGCAAATACTAAAAAAAGCGTATGATGAGTTTTTTAAATACTCGTCTATATACGTTGCAGGAAATGTATCAAATGCATACGAAAAAACTACTAAGGATTACTTTGTAGAAAAACCTGCTGATGGCGATCTATACGGAATCCCAAGAGTTATAGATGTTACAGAGTATTATCCTAATGACTATCGTGTAGGGTTTGGTATCCGTAAACTTGCAAGATTTGACTATGAAGTAAAGCCAAACTTTTATGATGGTACAGAAATCAACAAAGCATTGTCAGCCCCTACTGCTGCTGTAAAAGGGTTTGAGTATTTATTTCACTACGAGCAAGAGAGAGAGCGTGGGGAAGAGTTTGTAAACACAAGATACTTTTTAAGACACACAGGTAAGTATCATATTATAAAGTTAGAACAAAGAGAACAAGGCAATGTAGGTTTTGAGTATCAATCAGCAGAAGCAAGGTTAAGACTTCCTATCGGTAAAAAGTTTAGTGTATCGGCAGGATATATCTATCGAACACATCAAACAGCTTACGGATACAACCCTATTGAAATATGGCTTAACGAAACAGATCAAGATGGGTTACCTGTCAACCCTTGGTACTCGCTTGGATATATGTATGGTTTCAAAGACAATATTTACATATCAAATATATATGACCAAGATGGTAATATGTCTGAGGTTATAGACTATGTGTGGGTAAACGAAAGAGGTCAAACAGTTGCTTATACAGACCTTGACTTTAGGAATAGAATATTTGGTAGATTAATGAACAGATACAATGCCGAGAAGTGGGCAGAGCTTGATAGTTTTGCTGAGTATGCACCTATTGTAGGTTTTGACTTCTATCATTATGGCAGTAAGTTTTGGTTACACGCTTACGCAAACTACATACTACCACATCACGAGTACGTTAAGGGCAATGTAGATTTTTCTTACCTACATAGAAACTCTTGGGGTAAGGGTGGACACAATAATCTGCTTGGTGGCGAACAATGGGAAGATTGGCAGGGGGGTTTGATACTCGGATGGAAGATTACAAAGCGATTAGGTATATTTATAGAAAGTGAATATACACGCTTTTGGGATACTGAGATGCACGATACTCGGTTTGGTTTAAATTTAAGATTATAATTATGTGCGAATTTTGCATACATTGTGGATTATGTTGATATGAGATATTTTAGTTATTCAGAATTTGACAGCCCTGATGAAGTAGGAAGCGGTCAGAAAATGCATCCTGATATATTAGAGATGTTAGATCAGGTTAGAGATAAGTTTGACAAACCTATACGAATAAACTCAGGTTATCGTACAGAAAAACATAACGCTAAAGTTGGTGGTACAGGTAACAGTAGCCATCTAAGAGGTTTAGCTGTTGATATAGCTTGTAATAATTCAGTAGATAGATATCACTTGCTTAATTGTCTTTTAGATGTAGGTTTTACACGCATAGGTGTAGGCAATACATTTATCCATGTAGATATAGACAAAGACAAAGCTAAAGAAGTAATATGGACTTATGCGTAGTTTTTCAATTATACTACTATTCCCCACCTCGTTTATAGCAGGTTTATCTTATTATCCTGCAAGTAAAGGGTATAATTATAACGAGTTAAATATATACCTGTTTATCGTTCAATTACAATTTAGAAAGCATGAGTAAAAAGAAGTTTAAGGACACAAAGGTAGGTGCGTTCCTTACAAACGCAGGATCAAGCATAGTTGACGTAGTAGGCGATGTATTGCCCGATAATGGCGTTTTAGGCATCGTTAAGGGACTTTTAGACAAAGATAGTACCCTACCCCCACAAGACAAACAAACTGCCTTAAAACTGCTCGAGATGGACTCACAGGAGCTTTTAGAGGTTTCTAAGCGTTGGGATAGTGATATGGCTTCTGACAGTTGGTTAAGCAAAAATGTACGTCCTTTAACACTTGTGTACCTAACCCTTGCGACTACAATCTACATTGTGCTTGATAGTTTAAATATAGCGTTTGACATAGATCAAGCGTGGATAGAACTCCTAAAGACTTTACTCGTTACAATCTATGTGGCATACTTTGGTAGTAGAGGTTTTGAAAAATTTAAAAAAATCACTAAGTAGTATATATATATATATATTATAATTAGTATATTTATAAATATATATTTATTATATATTATATTATATATTATATTATATATATTATATTAAAACAAAAAAAATGAAATTTGATTTAAAAATAGATTACTTAGGTAAAAAAGAACTTAAAGGGGATACAGAGAAAGATATGTATCACTTAACATTCAAAACGTATAATGCTTCTATTGAGGGTAAGTTTGAGAAGTCAGAGATACGACACATCATACAAATCTTAGATAACGCAGTTGTCTAAAAAGGTTTCACGCAAGAATCTTGTAAAGCGTTTAGATACTGTCTTTAGTCAGTACATACGACTTAGAAACGCTGATGCTCAGGGGATAGCGGAGTGCTACACCTGTGGTAAAAAAGACCATTGGAAAAAACTACAATGTGGTCATTTCATGTCAAGGAAATCATATAGCACAAGATGGGATGAGATGAATTGCAACGTACAATGTGTTAAGTGTAATATGTTTGAGCAAGGTATGTCTTATGTGTTTGGTCTTAATCTTAACAAAGACTTTGGGGATGGTACTGCTGAGGGGTTGTTACAAAAGTCTAAGCAGATTGTTAAGTTAGAAAACTACGAGTTAGAAGCGTTAATAACTAAATACACAGACCTTGTTAAAAAGAAAATGAAATAGTACCTTTGCACTATCCTATTCTTTTAGGGTACGTTTTAATGTTATGCTTTTGGGGGGTTCTTTGCCCCCCTTTTGTTTTATTAAAAAAAGTTTATATATTTACACAAACATTAAAACTTTTAACATGAAATTTAATTTAAATACAAAAGAACAGAATGCTATATTGTATGCTGTTACTTACACACTCGCGAACAAAGATGACGCGATGATGTCCACTCAAAACCTTAATAGCTTGTACGATGTACTTGATATGTTTAAGATAGAAGAAGATAAGCGATATGGATTATATAGTGGAACTCATGAAGGACTTTGATAGGGCAAGGATAGAAAGTATGAGCAATAGAATATTAGAATTAGAAGCTCATATAGAAATTTTAGAACAACAATTAGAATTATATTATGCAGAGTAAGATAACTCAAATAGAACCGAAGGGTACTTATACAAACGCATCAGGTACTTTCAATAAGTATCAGGTGTATCTCGCAAATGGTAACAACTATCAGTTTTTAGCCAAAGGCGAATTTAAAAAGCAGGTGGGCGAAACCATCGACTTTGAAATTACGAATGAGCAATACAACACAGCGAAGCTCATATACAACAAACCCATACAAGCAGCACCGACTGCAAACAGAGAACAGATTATTGTTCGTCAAAGTATGGTAAAAGCTGCTGCGGACTTTCACGCATCAAGACCGAACGCAGATATAGAAACAGTTATACACGATGCGCAACTATTAATAAACTTTGTGAATAATGGGTAGTATTATTGGGACAGTAAAGAGAGTAGGTCAAACTACTACAAAAGGTAATTATCAATTTAGAGAACTTGTATTAAACACTAAAGAGCAATATCCTCAGATATTAAGCGTGATATTTTCAAACGATAAATGCACAACTTTAGACTCTTACAACGAAGGCGATCATGTAGAGGTTCAGTATAACCTTAGAGGTCGTGAGTGGACTAATCCACAAGGCGATGTAAAAGTGTTTAACACAATCCAAGCATGGAAAATCCACAAACAAGCAGAGGGTGTCGAAGCCAAAGAACACGCACCTGACAGAGCAGATTTACCATTTTAACAAATAGGGGGCTAACCACCCCCTTTTTTTATATAACTTTACCAAATGCTAATAAACTTTGACAAACACCTCAAGAAACTTAATGATATACGAGCAGGAAAAGTAAACGAGGGTTTACGCTTAGGGGTTGATAGATTAGACAATCACTTTAGGCTCGTATATGGTAATATGAATTTTGTGTTGGGACACGCCAATACAGGGAAAACACACTTAGTATTTTACTTAATGTTTTTGTACTCACTTAAGCACAATGTCCGTTGGCTTGTGTTTAGTAGTGAGAACGAACCCTATGCGCTCATCCGTAAGATTATAGAGTTTGCAGAGGGGAAACCAATTAATCAAATAGAAACAGAGGACTTTCAAAAGCAATACGAATGGGTATTTGATCATTTTAAGTTTGTAGATACCGAGAAGTCGTACACATATAAAGACCTTTTAGAACTTGCAACTGCTGTAAAGAAGGCATGGGATTATCAAGGGTTCTTAATTGATCCACTTAATAGTTTAAAAAAAGACATTCCTAAGAACTCTAATAGCTATGAGTATGGATATGAAAGTCTAACTGATATACGCATATTCTGCAAACAACATAACATTACAACTTGGATATGTGTTCATGCGGTAACCGAAGCTCTAAGAAAACGACACCCACAAGGTCATTACTACTCAGGTCATCCGATACCACCTATGGCTTCTGATAGTGAACTCGGTGGACAATCTATTAACAGAGCTGATGATTTTCTTGTGATACATAGATACATCTACCATGAAACGGATTGGATATACTCAAATCTATATTCAGCGAAGGTAAAAAACCAAGAATTAGGGTACAAACCCACACCAATAGATGACCCTGTTAAGTTTAGAAGTATCTTAAACAATGTAGGGTTTGAAATAGATGGAAAAAATTTAGTAACTTACAATACCAAAGAACAAACAGATTTACCATTTTGAAAACCACTTTAGAGAAGATTGCAGAGAAGCACGAGGATTGGCATAGGATCGTGTTATCGTTTGGATGCAAGGAATCAGTAGCAGAAGATATTGTGCAGGAGATGTATCTTATGATGCACAAGTATATCGAGAAGGGCATAGACATATCTTACAATGATGATATAAACTACTACTACATTTACAAACAGCTCAGGGGTTTATTTATTGACTTGCACAGAAAGGAAAAAAAAATCATAAAAACTAACATAGACATTCTGTCTGAGTTTATAGACGATCAAGGGGAAGCAAAACAAGTAGATATCTGTGGTGCTATGAAGCAAATGGACAACCTGCTTGACAAAACCTTTTGGTATGATAGGACTGTGTTTGAGATTGTAAGCGATGGTATGCCTATTGCAGAGTTAGCAAGAAAAACAAACATATCTTATTATTCTCTATACAATACCTACAAGAATGTTAAACAACTAATCAAAAACAATATAGAATGGGATTAGATGCAAAAACTTGTAGCAGATGTAACGTCTTAAAGCCATTTACAGAATATAGTAAAGATTATACTTTTTGCAAAAAATGTAAACGAGAGGATATTAAAAACAATCCTCAATATATGATAAAACAAAATAAGACAAGAAAGCATAAATGGCATAATGACCCTGTATATAGAGAGAAGCAAATTTTAAGGGCGCATCTTACACAGGGTTGGCGTAGAAATAAATGGACTGACAATAGAATTATGAAAGTTTTAAAAGTAAATAGTCGTGAGCAATTTGAGCGTTATATAGTTAGTAAATTTCAAGATGGAATGACTTTAGAAAATTATGGTAGTGGAAAAGATAATTGGCAATTTGACCACATTATTCCTTTAGATACTGCTAAGACAATAGATGAAGTAATTAAATTATTTCACTATACAAACATTCAGCCATTGTGGCGAGATGACAATTCAACAAAAAGAAACAAGATATGGGATTAGGAGATTTAGTATATTATTTTACAAAATACACAGGGATTCGCTATATATATAAGAAGATATACCCTGACTGTGGGTGCGATAGACGTAGAGAATCTTGGAACGCTATCAAAATAAATCGGAATGAAAAATCTGAATAAACAAGACTACGACAAGTGGACTGAGTTTAAAGGCAATCTTAGAGGTGTGGTTAATAAGCACGAGATTGAGATGATTGCAAAGCTACACGCTAAATACTTTGATCACAAACTTGATATACCCAAACCCTGTGGATGTCCTAATGACAGAGCAAGAAGGGTAATCCAAAAATACATTAGCGAACTAAACACTTTATATGACAAAGGCATACAAGTATAAACAACCTTTAGACGATGCCTTATATCGTAAGCTAAACAAAGACAAGAGTGTCAATCACTTTTTTCAGACAAAGTATGTAGGTAAGTGTATGAAGCTAATAAGCGACTTCCACAAATACCACGAAAGTAAAACGCATAAGGATTGGGAGTACTCGTATAAATGCTCAGTAGGATACAAACAACTATCCTATGTGAGTCAACGCATACACCTAAAAAACCAATGGATATCTCTTGAAGATGTAAAGCAGTATGTTTTTTATCGTGTAATAGGACAGACTTGGAACGGATATCAACAAGAGCTTAGCATCATAGACGAACTAAAAGAACAATTTACCAATATAGATATAGTCAAAACAGACTTTGAGAAAGACCATACCTATTGCATAGATGCAGAAATCATAAAAGATGACTACATTGTCTTAGGGATACAGATAAAACCTATCTCATATAAGATGATGAACACAACTTACCAAAACAAAGCAAAAGAAAACCACAAAGAAAAAAACGAGAACTATGCTCGTATGTTTGCCCCCTACGTTTATGTTTACTACGATAACAATGGTATAGTAGATAAGCAGGAAACGATAAACAAGATTAATACAATAATGCATCTTAATATATGAATGTATTAGAGTTGTTTGCAGGTAGCAGATCAGTAGGCAAAGCAGCAGAATCTTTGAGCTACAATGTGTTTAGTAGTGATATAAACGAGTTTGAGGGTATAGACTATGCAGTAGATATATTAGAGTTTGATATAAACAAAGTGCCATTCACACCTGATATTATATGGGCATCGCCACCCTGTACAACTTATAGTATAGCGGCTATATCTCATCACAGACCACACAATAAACCATTATCTGATTTTGCAATAAAGAGTGATAATATGGTAAAAGAAACTTTATCTATAATAGAACACTTTTGCAATATAAATCCACGCTTGGTTTTTTACATAGAAAACCCAAGAGGACTATTAAGAAAACAAAAGTTTATGATGGGTTTGCCACGCACCACAGTATGGTATTGTAAGTATGGCGATACACGAGCAAAGCCGACTGACATTTGGACTAACAACCTTTACAGCTTACTTAACTCTAATGGATGGAATCCAAGACCTGAATGTTTTAATGGTAATGAAAAATGTCATCACGATAAACAACCAAGAGGATACGCAGCTAAAAAAGCAGCAGGTGCTTTAGGTAAAGGAACTCAGGGGCTAAGAAACAATTACGAAAGAAGTAAGATACCACACGAATTATGTATAGAAATTTTAAATAGTTAATTATGCCATTACCAACACCAAAACCACGAGAGGACAGAAAGGACTTTATGGCTCGTTGTATGGGTAATCCTACAATGATTAAAGAGTATCCTAACACAGATCAAAGACTTGCTGTGTGTGCTGTTCAGTACAGAAAAAAGTAAAATTTGCTTATTAACATTTTTTAATTATATTTGTATAACATTAAAACGATTATATGAGAAAATTAATTAATTACATTAATAACATAGAGGGTACAATGTATATAGCATTGATGGCTCTATGCTTTTGGATTGCTATTTTAGACATCATATTATTAACTTATATACTAAGAGCATGGTTTTTAAAATAACACCCACAGGATTATACATCGTCAATAAAGGCGATAGGATAGAAGTAATGACACAAACGGAGTTTAACTTATACTACACGCAGAATGTGTGGTGGGCTAAAGCCAAAAAGTTTTTAGGATTATGAAAATAGACTTTGCACAGTTAGGACTTATAGGACTAATAATTTGTTTGATATGCATTTGGGTCAGTTACAATATATGATTGACTCTGCTGAGATTTTAGAAACAATCAGCAAGTGGCAGGAGAAATCAGACAATGAGGAACTACAAAAGATATCAGAAGCAACTGTACGACTCGTGTTCTATATCAATCAATTAGAATTAGAGAGATACAGTTTCAAGCGTATTTTACGAGATGAACGTCAATCTGTTCAAAGACTTGTAGAACGAGCAAGACGAGCAGAGAAAGAGTTAGAGAATTTAAAAGAGAATAAATATGGAATATAGCGATTGGCTAAAGTATAATGAAGAACCTGAGTACTCATGCCCTATGTGTGGCACAGAAGTAGGTAGGTTAGCAGAGTATTGTAGTGGAACTTGCTTTGAAGCAGATCAAAGATGAGCGATATAACACTACTAAATGGGGAACGCTTTAAGAAAGATACCCTCATAGATTTATTAAAGGAAGATGAGTTTTACTATGGGTATATGGCTAAGGCAGCACTAAGCTCATCATCAATCAAGATGCTATACCAAAGCCCAAAGAAGTATAAGTTTGTTACAGACTATGGTTCGCCTGATAGTCAAGCCCTGCGTGATGGGTGGTTGTTTCATACTGCAATCTTAGAACCTGATGTATTTAACGATCAGATATTTGTGGATGTGCAAAGCAAGAACACCAAGAAGTATAAGGAAACACTATCAGAGCATGGTAAAGTATTCACGATAAAAGAGAAACGAGATGCAGAGCGATTAGCTGATGCGTTCCTAAGAAACGAACAGGCATTAAGACTCTTAGACAATAGCGAGTTTGAAGTACCTGCCTGTGGTATGATAGGTGGTTATCCCTTTAGAGCAAAAGCAGATGTGTTAGGTAAAAACAAGATAGTTGACCTAAAGACCACAACTGACATAAAGGGATTCCCTTACTCAGCTCGTAAGTATGGATATGATATACAGATCTACATCTACTGCTCATTGTTCAATGTGCCTTATAGCAAGTTTAAATTCGGTGTAATAGATAAGGGAACTCTTGACATAGCAATATACGATGTATCAGAAGAGTTTTACAATGAGGGTAAAAGAAAAACACACGAAGCCATAGAAGTTTTTGAAACCTTTTTTATACATGGCGCAGACTTAGATAATTATTGTTTAACAGGAACATTATGACAGAAGCACTAAAAATAGCAAAAAGAATAAATAAGCTATCAGACGTAAACGTATTTGAAAATAGCAGATCATCTAAAGTAGTAGAGGTTAGGTCTTTGCTTAACAAGATACTATATGACTTTAAAAACATGACCTTAGCTCAGATACGAGATTTTTACAGAAACACAGGTAAACCTATGGATCATGCGACAGTATTGCACTCATTGAAAAACTTTAATATGTACAGAAGATACAACCCAAAGCTCAATGAATACTTTGACGAGATGATAAAGCAATACGAGCTATCGACCAAATACGAAAAAATAAACTCAATAGAACACAAGATAAAATACTTGTCTGACGATAGCTTAGATAAAGCACACGACTTAGTAAATGAACTATTTACAAAAGACCTTATAGGATGATAACTAACGAGGATTGCATGGATTTAATGGCAAGGTATGAGGATAACTACTTCGACCTTGCTATTGTTGATCCACCTTATGGTTTAGGTATTGATGGTCAAAAAGAAAATAAAAAAGGTAAGCAATCTGACAGAAAATATCACAAGCAGAAACAATGGGATAATAAAATACCTGATAAAAAGTATTTTAATGAATTAGAAAGAGTGTCAAAAAATCAAATCATTTGGGGTGCTAATTACTTTGTTAAACACTTAACAAAAGGAACTAAAGGGTGGGTAGTTTGGTTTAAAGGTCAAACAGGGCTTACTATGAGCGATTGCGAACTTGCTTATAGTAGTTTTAATTGTGCGACAAGAGTAGTAAATATAAACAGAGTTGATTTATTAAAACAAAATACAATACATCCTACTGAAAAACCTATACGACTTTATCAATGGTTGTTAGAGAATTACGCAAAAGAAAATGACAAGATACTCGATACTCATTTAGGTAGTGGATCAATAGCAATAGCGTGTCATAATTTAGGATATGAGATTACAGGGTGCGAACTCGACAAAGAATATTACGAAGCTGCCATGAAACGAATAGAACAACATAAACAACAACAAAGACTATTCTAATGATACTATATATGGACTTTAGTGGGTTCTTAACAACAATAGTACTCTGTGCTTTCTTTTGGTTTATAGGATACCTTAAAGGATATAACGATGGCAGCAAATGATTTTGTATGTATTGATGATGATTTTAGTTACTCACGATGCGTGTTTCAATGTAACGACTGCGCACTATACGAAAAACAATTAGAGGAAAACAAGGGTACACAAAATCCTAAATAATTACGATATATACTTGAATAATCAACTTTTTTCAAGATGCATGGAGGTGCAAGACAAGGGGCAGGTAGAAAGCCCAAAGCAGACGAAGCTAAATTAGTAGAACGCTTAGATGCGATCATAGACAGCGATACAGCTCTTTCTAAGTTAGGCGAACTCGTAGCAAAAGGCGATATGAGAGCGATTCAACTATACCTAAGCTATCGTTATGGTAAACCAAAAGAGAGTATGGATATTAACTCATCTGAGGGGCTGAATATAAACTTTAAGGACTTAATTAAGTTTGTCGATTAACATACATAAGAAATACCTACCAATATCTACAAACGAAAGTAGATACTTTGTAGTTACAGGTGGTAGGGGTTCAGGTAAGTCTTTCTCAATAAATGCTTTGCTTGTTTTGCTTACTTATGAGCAAGGGCATACAATCCTATTTACACGATACACTTTAACATCTGCTCGTATCTCAATCATTCCTGAGTTTATAGAGAAGTTAGAGCTGATGGATTGTATAGGGGATTTCCATGTTACTAAAGATGAGATAATAAACAAACACTCAAATAGCAATATTATCTTTAGGGGTATTAAGACAAGCTCAGGCGATCAGACAGCAAACCTTAAATCACTTACAGGTATTACAACTTGGGTAGTAGATGAAGCAGAGGAACTAACAGATGAACAGAAGTTTGACACCATAGACTTATCAGTAAGACAGCAAGGCAAACAGAACAGAGTTATCCTGATACTCAACCCTACAACAAAAGAGCATTTTGTATATACACGATTCTTTGAGGATAAAGGAGTACAGGAAGGTAGCAATACGCAAAAGGACAACACCACCTACATACACACCACATACTTAGATAACTTAGACAATCTATCTGAAAGCTACATAGAGCAGATAGAACAAATGAAACAGCGTAGACCTGAGAAGTACAAACAACAGATGCTTGGCTCGTGGATGAGTAAAGCTGAGGGTGTGATATTTAATAATTGGACTATTGGCGAGTTTAAAAAGAAAGGCGTTAGCGTATGGGGGCAAGACTATGGTTTTGCAGCAGACCCCTCAACACTTGTAGAAACAAACATAGACACAGATAACAAAATAATCTATCTTAGGGAATGTTTTTACCTACCTCGACTCACAACCTCACAGATCGCACAACTCAACCTTAAACACGCTAAGGATGGGCTTATCGTAGGCGATAGCGCAGAGCCAAGACTTATACACGAACTCAAAGCAAAAGGGTGTAGTGTAAAGCCATCAATTAAAGGACAGGGTAGTGTAACCTATGGCATCTCTCTATTGCAAGACTACGACCTTGTGGTAAGCCCTGATAGTACAAACTTAATTAAAGAACTAAATAATTACAGATGGTTAGAGCGCAAATCAAACACGCCTGTTGATGCTTATTGCCATTTAATTGACGCAATCCGCTATGCTGTGGGCTATCAATTACAGAACCCCAACAGAGGTAAATATGCAATTAGGTAAAAAAAATTAAAAAAAAGTTATTAAAATTTGTGCATAACAAAAAAAGGTGTATATTTGTATCATAATAATTAAAACTAAACACAAATGACAAAGTTTAACTACATCAACGAAATCAAAAATATAGACAACTCTTGGAACATAGAATATCTTAACGAATTAGAGATAAGAGATTTAAAAACTCTTTTAGAAAACGTACAGTTTAATATGTAAAAAAAACTTTAAGTTAAATATAACCCCCTTTATAGGGGGTTTTTTTATGTCCTAAAATCATTTTTTTTTACGATATATAATTATGAAAGTAGATATAGAAATCCCTGAATCACTTAATGAGATAACCTTAGACCAATATCAGAGATATCTAAAGATACAAGACAAAAACGAGGACGAGAAGTTTTTAGCTGTTAAGATGATAGAAATCTTTTGTGGGATTCGTGGAGATCATGTCCTGCTGATGAGAGCTACTGACATTAACAGCATAGTGCAGATATTAACTGAGATGCTAAACAATACACCTAAATTGCAAACTATCTTTAAGATGAAAGGTACGCAGTATGGGTTCATACCTAAGTTAGATGATATGAGCTTTGGCGAATACATAGACTTAGATACGTTTATAGGCGATTGGGATAATATGCACAGGGCTATGAATGTTCTATACAGACCAATTACGAATCAGTATGGCGATAAGTACAACGTAGAGGATTATAGTGTAGATAACGCAGAGAAGATGAAAGATATGCCCATGAGTGCAGTGTTAGGTTCTATTGTTTTTTTTTACAATTTAGGGATGGACTTATCGAAAGCTATGCTGAACTATTTGGGGAACGAGGAGATGAACTTAGCTCTGCATCTAATTTCGGACGAAAATGGGGGTGGTATCAATCACTTTACGCACTCGCTCAGGGGGATATTGGACGATTTGAAGATATCACTAAACTAAATGCTCATCAATGTTTATATGCCCTAAGTTTTATGAAAGACAAAGCAGAGTTAGAAGCAAGAAAAATAAAAAGTAAATTCAATGGCTAATCAAGGTGTAAGAGGTTTTTACCAAATTACAGAAACAATAAAAGACCAACTGTTAAATGATGTAAACGTCAACACAGTTACCACAGGCGATATAACAGATATTGACCTGTCTAAACAGACCATCTTTCCTTTATGCCATATCATTGTAAACAACGTAACAATAGAAGAGCAAGTATTACGCTTTAGTATGTCTATCCTTGCTATGGATATCGTTGATCAAAGCAAAGACGAAACAACAGACATCTTTAGAGGTAACAATAACGAACACGATGTACTCAACACTCAACTTGCTGTAATCAACAAACTGATAGGTGTACTTAGAGGTGGTGCATTATACACAACCAAATATCAATTAGATGGCGATCCAAGTTGTGAACCTTTTTACGATAGGTTTGAGAATCAAGTAGCAGGGTTTGCTTGTACGTTTGATGTGTTAATTCAAAACGATATTAATATATGCAGTTAAAAGAAACACAGAAAGCTCTTAGGGCGTTTGGTAAATATGTAGTGCAACAATCACGAACAAACCTTACTAAAGGCAAAAAGAATATATCTAAAGAGCTGTACGATTCTATTGGCTACACTATTGAGGAAGTAAGTCAAGGTTTCAGACTTTACTTTGAGATGGAAGATTATGGTATGTTTCAGGACAGAGGTGTTAGAGGTGTCAAGGGTGGTAAGTCTTTAAGTAACTTTAGCTACAAACAATCCTCTAATCTTATTGGATTAGAAAGTAAGACAGGTACGTTTAGTAAGTGGGCTTCTGCAAAGCGCATACAGTTTAGGGATAAAAAAGGTAGATTCCTAAGCTATAAACAAACAGGATTTGCACTTGCTACGATTGTAAAGAACTATGGTATCAAGCCATCTATGTTTTTCACTAAGCCCTTTGAGAAAGCATTTAAAAACCTACCCAAAGAATTACAAGAACAATTTGCTATCGACTTAGAAAACTTAATATAATGGCAACAAAGATAAACGTAAGAAGCCCCTTTTACATAAAAGCAAACAATAGCAGTTTAGCTTCTGCTACAATGCAGTTATATATCTATACAGGTATATTTTCAACTGACAAAGGTTCAGCAAAATACACCATAACGAAAAACGAAATAGACTCAAATAATTATGTAGTGTTTGAGATTAGCGAACTTGTAAGAGATTATCTTGATATAGAGTTTGATGGCGAGTACGACAGCCAAACAGTATGGGTAGAATCTGATATAACTATGTATGATGCTGTTGATGGTGGGGGTTCAAGTGTAGGCACGAGCAATACAGACTACATAGCATTTGATGGTTATGGATACTTTCACGAGGGTACAAATCCTGAGTTATCAAGAGGGTTGCTATTATCAAACAACACTATATTCAGACTAAACGATAGCAACGTAAGAATCCCTGTATTCACAGAGGACACTAATAGCGTATCATTTTTCTATCAAGGTGTTGAGAAACGAACTATTGCAATAAGTAGCTCTACAAACACAAACGCACAGATAGACTACGTTACAGTAAGTGGCTCTGACAATACTGACACTTATGAGGAACGAGTTTTAGCTGATGGGGGTACACTTGAAACATCAAGCTGTTTAACGGACTTCCTTAACCAATTAGATATAGGACTTGTAGATGAGGTTTACATAGCAACAGACAGTAGCACAGAGGTGGTTAAAATATTAAGCACAGAGGAATGTAAATACGAACCTTACAAAGTTACATTCGTAAATAAGTTTGGTGCTTTACAGGACTTGTGGTTTTTTAAGAAGTCAGTAGAATCCACCAACGTAACATCTGAGCAGTTTAAGGCATCTATATTTGACCAATCTACACTTACCTACAAAACGTATAAGCATCAGCAACAGGCGTTCTTAGCACAAGGCAAGGATAGAATCACAATGAATACAGGATACGTTAATGACGATCATAACGCTGTTTTAGAGGAACTATTGATAAGTGAGCAGGTGTGGTACACAGAGATTACAGAAACAGAAGAGAAAGTAATTCCTGTTATCCCATTAACTAAGTCAATCACATACAAGACAAGTGTAAACGATAAACTTGCAAACTACACAGTAGAATTTGAACACGCTTTTGACAAGATAAATAACATTAGATAGTGCAGAGCATACAGCTATATATAGAGAATCAAAGAGTGGATATGTTTAAGGATGAAAGCGTATCTATAACTCAGTCTATTCAAAACGTCAAGGATATCGCTAAGGTATTCACAGAGTTTACTAAAACTTTTACACTACCTGCATCAAAAGCAAACAACAAGATATTTAAGCATTACTATAACATTGATATCACAAATGGCTTTGATGCAAGAACCAAAAAAGATGCTACACTTGAACTTAACCATTTACCATTTAAAAAGGGCAAGATAAAGTTAGAGGGTGTTGACTTACAGAATCGTAGTCCAAAGTCTTATCGGATTACATTCTTTGGTAATACTGTAACACTTAAAGATTTGTTAGGGGATGATAAACTTAACCAACTTACAGCACTAAATACTTACAGCGAAAACTTTGGGGCTACTGATATTGAAAGAGGTTTAAAACGTAATTCGTCAACTTATCAAACAGGCACAGTTGATTCAATCAGTAGCTCATCTATCATAGACTCAAGTGGCTTTGGTACTGTTAGTGCGGGGGATTTAGTTGTAAACACCACAACAAATGAAACCACTTTTATAGTAAATTTTCCTACATCAAACACAGTTGTTCTAAATGAGCAGATATTTACAGGTGGTCAAACCTATGAGATATCAAATCACGTTTTAGTGCCACTCATAACACACACAAAAAGACTTACATACGATAGTGGTGTAAACATACAAGGCGATGGAAATTTGTTTTATCAAGCAGGAACAGATGTTACATATCATCATGGAGTTGCTTGGAACGAATTAAAATACGCTATTAGACTACAAAAAATTATAGAAGCAATACAGACTGAGTATGGCATAACTTTCTCGACCGATTTCTTTACTCAAACAAATACTGCTTTTTTTAATCTATATATGTGGCTGCACAGAAAAAAGGGTGTTGTTACAAGTGGTGGGCAAGTTGCGAGTTTTACAAAAGTGATTGATGGTTGGTCAACAGCAACAGGCGAAACTGCAGACATGATAAACTCCTCTACCATAAAAATTACAAACGACAATTTTATTGACGATTTTAGATTGACCCTTACTCGATCTGATACCACTCCCTTTGACTTGACTTTATTTAAAAATGGTAGCTCAATACACACAATCACAAATCAAACAGGTACAAGCATATCAATTAACATTGATGGTATTACAACTGTAAATGATGACGATGAGTTTTATGCTGTGTTAACATATCAGTCAGGTACTACTTTTAGTCAAATAGAGTGGTCAATAGATTACACAACGCCAAGTGATAGCGATGTAGATAGATTCCAAACAGGAACTTTTACTACAACAGCAGTTTTTGAGTTTGCAATAACAGAACAAATACCTGAGATGAAAGTAATTGACTTTTTGACAGGTATATTTAAGATGTTCAACCTCACTACTTTTGTTGAGGATAGCGGGACTATATACGTTGACACCTTAGATAACTTTTACACAAATAAAAAATCAACAAGCACAGCATACGATATAAGTCAATTTGTCGATGTAGATTTAACTCAGGTTAATGTAGCTTTGCCTTACAAAGAGGTATCGTTTGGCTTTGAAGATACTGACTCGTTTTTTGCTGCATCGTTTAATCAACTTCAAAACAGGGAATGGGGTAAAGCAGAAGCAACTAACATTATATCATTGCTCACAGGCGCAAATGAAACTATAGATGGTTCTGAGTATAATGTTGTTGCGCCTTTTAGTCATTTTCAGTTTGAAAGGCTTGTAAATTTAAACAACGACAGCCAAACAGATATTCAATGGGGTTGGTCTGCTGATGACAACCAAGAAAGCTATATTGGTAAGCCATTACTATTTTATCCTGTACACGAAAACCCAACACAGAGTATAAGTTTTATAGACAATGTAAGCTCAACAGGTAGTTATGACGATCACAAAGAAATTTCAGTTGCTATATCCATGCCATCAAATAGTGTTGCTTTTGCATCAGGCACATCTACTGCAAATATAAACTTTAACAACGAGCTAAACGAGTACACTCTTGATGCTTCATTTACAGGAACTTTATTTGAAAACTATTACAAGACTTACATCACAAACATATTTAAAAATAGTAATCGTTTAACTAAAGTAAAAGCATATCTACCCCTTAGAATCCTTTTAAACTTAACACTTGCTGATAGATTTGACATCAATGGCAAAAGGTATAAAATCAACAGCATAGACACGAATTTAGCAACAGGCGAATCAAACATAGAACTATTAAACGAATTATGATACAGAATATCTTAGAGTTACTACCCTATGTAAAAGATGGCTCGGAAAACATCCGAATAGCTAAAGGACAGAACTACCTGCCTAAGAACTTTAGACAGGCATTTAATCAATTTAAAAACGATATGGAATGGCTAAAAAAATCCAAGTAGAGTTAGAAGCTAAAACCGACAAGGCGATAAAAGAGATCAAGGACGTAAAAGGCGAAATCCAAAATCTAACTAAGTCAACAGAAGATGGTTTTAAAGATGTAGGGGATGCTACCAAAGGTGTTTCGGCAGGTGTAAAGGGCATAGGTAATGCTCTAAAAGCAGCAGGTATTGGTCTTGCTATTGCTGCCTTTGCTAAATTCACAGAAATATTAAATAAAAACCAAAAGGTAGCTGACTTCTTTAACACTACGTTTGAGGTGTTATCAATCGCTTTTAATGACTTTGTAAATTTCTTAGTAAATAACTTAGGTGCTGTTACAGGGTTCTTCAAAAGTGTATTTAGCGATCCTATACAAACAATAAAGAATTTAGGCAGTACAATTAAAAATAACATTATTGAGCGTTTTAATTCTCTACTTGATACTTTAGGTTTTGCAGGTAGGGCTGTTGCTAAATTTTTTAGAGGAGATTTTTCAGGTGCAGCACAAGAAGCAAAAAATGCAGCTAAAGAATTTGTAGATGTGCTTACAGGTGTAGATGGTACAGTTGACAAAGTTAGTGATGGTGTTACTAAGGTTGCAACAGCTACATCTAATTATGTAAAAGAAACTGTCAAGGCAGCTCAAGCAAATGTAGAACTTGGTAAAGAAGCAGAGATAGCCCGAGTAAAGCAACAAGGGGTTATAGAATCGTTTGATTTACAAGCAGAAAAACTTAGACAAATACGAGATGAAGAGCGAAATACTATTGATGAGCGCATAGAAGCAAACAACAAACTAAAAGAAACTCTTGACGAGCAAGAAGAAGCGATGTTAGCAAATGTAGATGCATTGGTCGCTGCTGCTCAAGCAGAGTTTAGCAAAAACCAAAATCAAGAAAATACTATTGCTTTATTAGAAGCACAACAAGAAAAGGAAGCAGTATTAGCACAGATAGCAGGGTTTAGAAGTGAGCAACTTGCAAACGATCTTGCACTCAATCGTGAGAAGTTAGAGCTTGAGCAATCCATAACAGATGCAGAAAGCGAAAGAGCAATAAACGAAGCTAAATTTACAGCAGAGCAAATAGAGAATGAATATGTGCGATTACAAGCCCTAAAAAACGTAGCCGAACAAGAAAGACAAATTGAGGTTCAGAGATTAACTGAAAAGCGAGATGCATATGAGCAAGGTACACAAGCATTTCAAGATGCCCAAAATGAGCTTTTAGTGTTTCAATCTGAAAATGCTAATCAACAAAAGGAAATAGAAAAAAACCTTGCAGTAGCTAAACAACAAGAGATTACAAATGCACTTGGTAATATAGCAGGTATTGTAGGGCAGAACTCTAAGTTTGGTAAAGCTATTGCGATTGTACAAGCGATTAGAGATACTTATGCAGGGGCAAACAAAGCTCTTGCTCAAGGTGGTTTATTTGGGTTTATAGGTGCTGCTGCTGTTGTAGCAGGTGGACTTGCTAACGTCAAGGCAATTACATCAACACAAGACCCTGCATCGCCAAGTTTTGCACAAGGTGGGGGAAGAGGCGCACCAACTGTATCTACACCAACTGCTGCTGCTACACCCCCTGCATTTAACATAGTAGGTACAGGTCAGCAGTTCCAGCTAGCACAAGTTATTGCACAGAGGACAGGTGAACCTATAAGAGCTTTTGTTGTAAGTGGTGATGTAAGAACAGGGCTAGCTTTAGATAGAAATATTATAAATAGTTCTAAAATTAATTAAAACAAATACATATAAAAAAGATTTACTTATTATGAAAGATTTTAAAGTTATAGAGCTTGTTTTAGATGAAGAGAATGAAATCTCTGGAATACAAGCTATTTCAATAGTAGATGATCCTGCAATAGAAGAAGAATTTATTGCTCTTGCTTCACAAGATGTAAAATTAGCACAAGTAGATGAAGAAAAGAAAATATTAATGGGTCCAGCCTTAATACCAAACAAAAAAATATATAGAAAGTTTGAAGAGCAAGAATATTTTATATACTTCAGCGAAAATACCGTCAAAAAAGCAGCAGAGCTTTTTTTGACAAAAGGTAAACAAAATAATAGCACATTAGAGCATAAAATAAACCTAAACGGTTTGTCTGTTGTAGAATCTTGGATTATAGAAGATCCTAAAATGGACAAATCAAAAAAATACGGTTTTGATTTACCAAAAGGTACTTGGATGGTTACTATGAAAGTTAATAATGATGAAATTTGGGATACTTATGTCAAAACAGGTAAAGTAAAAGGTTTTTCTATTGAAGGACACTTTGTAGATGCTTTAAAATATGACGAAGA